CTTGCCGTCGTCGGTGCGGGTGCCCCTGTCCTCCAGCCACTCCTGGGCGACCGCACCCCTCTCCTGCGTCGACAGTTTCGGGTCCATGCGTTCCGCGGCGACACGACGCTTCAGTTCGTCACTGAACTCCTGCGAGCCTTGCGGCATCCGCGTGGCCCGTGCCATCTCGTCACGGATCTCGGCCCGGCGGGAGCCGGAGATGTCGCCGCGGCCCACCTTGCCGCTGCGCAGCGCGTCCAGCAGCTGCCCGTAACGGCTCACCATCCGGGTGGCCTTGTCGTTGAAGCGCCGGCCGCCGCGCAGGTGCTGGTCGAACTCGACGTTGTACACGCCGTTGTGGCTGACGACCGTCAGCTTGCGGGCCCCGGAGATGAGGCCGGTGTAGATGTCCTCGGTGGTGGGACCGCCGAAGCTGCGGGTGCGGATGTAGTCGCCGCCCTTCAGCGCCGTCAGGTGCTTCAGGTTGAACGGCAGGTACCAGTCGTCGGCGTAGCCGACAGCCTGGTGGGAAAGTTTCCCTTCCCGGTTGATGATGACGCCCTCGCTGGGCGGGATCACCCCGGAGCGCCGCTGCAACTCGTTGAGGTCCGGGTTGGGCAGGTGGTCGTGGAAGTACTCCAGCACCGGGCCCGGGTACCAGCCCATGTCGCGGCGGTCCGGGTCGGTGGCGCGGATGTGCCCGCCCTGGGTGCGGGTGACCACGGAGCCCTTCGGGATGATGCCATAGGTGGCGGCGCGGCGGCGCTCCGACTGCTTGTCCGCGCCTTTCATGTTGGGGTCCCGGTGCAGCGCGGCGATCGCGTTCAGCAGCGGCCGGTCCGGCACCCGCTCGGTACCCCGGTAGCGGTAGGCGGTGCGGTCCGCGAACGGGCCGATGACCTTCTGTGCCTCCGGGCCGAACTGGCCCACATGGTTGGCGACCTGCAGGGCGTACTGCAGTTTCAGCGGCGCGTTCTCCCCCAGGCCCTCCTGTAGCAGGGCGGTGCCGCGCTGCAGGTGCCCGAACGCCCGGCTGGTGGCCGAGTACGGCTCGTTGTCCGTGTACTTTTCGCCGGCCTTCTGGGCGTAGGTGGTGAACGCCGCACCGGTGACACCCACCGCACCGGCCGCGTTGTAGGAGGCCCGGCGGGTCGGTGTCCCCACACCGACGAGGCCCATCATCGCCGCGCCGGTGGGCGTGATCTTCGGTGCGACGGTGACCTGGGCGGCCTGCACCCGTGAGCCTGGCAGCAGCTTGTCGCCCCAGTTGCCCACCATCTGGCCCTTGGGGTCGACGGCGACGACGTGCTCCTCCTCGGAGCCGTTGGTGTGCGAGATGTGCAGGTGCACGAGGGGCTGCATGTCCTCGCTCTTGTACGGGTGCAGCATGTCCCTGACCTGCTGGTACGCCTGCTGGTAGTGGGACAGGTCGAAGCCCGACAGGCCGGTCGTGACCTTCGGGATGCCCTGGGCGGCCTTGGTGGCGTCCTGATCCTTGGGTGTCGTCTCGTAGGTGGTGATCTGGCGGTGCTCGGCGGCGAACCGGCCCTGCACGCGGGTGCGGTTCTTGGCGTTCTGCTGGGCGTACTGGGACCGCTGGCCCACCGACCAGCTGAACGCCTTGCCGATCTCCACCAGGCAGGCGATCTCGTGGGTGTTGTCCTCGCCGCGGCGCTGCTTCGCCACCGCCTGGCGGCTGTAGAACCGCCGCAACTTCTCGGCACGCTCCGCGGCACCTGCCTCCAGCGACTTGGCGATCGCCACGTAGTCGCGCATCAGGTCGAAGTTGTTGCAGGCACCCAGGAGCATGGTTCCGAACAGCTGCGACTCGCCTTCGTCCATGGCGGCCATCGCCTTGTAGATCACCGTGGCGGTCTGCCGGTCGAAACTGGCAGGCTGCCCGGCCCACGGGTCGTGGCGAACCAGGGTGGCGCGTGTCATGACTTCCCCTTCTTCGCCGGGGCCTTGCCGTTGGTTGCGGCCTTCTTGGCGTCGGCCGCGTCCTGACGGGACGCCACGAACTGAGCGGTCTTCAGCTGCTGGTCCTGCGCCGTCCCGGCGATCTGCTGCGCGCCCTGCACGGTCTGCTGGGCACCCTGCTCGGCCTGCTGCTCGCCCATGGCGGCCTGCTGCTCCATCTGGATGCCCTGCATCTTCATCTGGGCCAGCTGCATGACCGCCTGGTCGCGCTGCGCCTGGTCGTGGGCCTCGGAGACCTCCGGGTCCTGCTGCGGCAGTCGGGCTGCATCGCGGATGAACTTCTCCAACGTGCCGTCCGGGAACCAGGTCATGCCGGCCCCGGCGGTGGCACCGATGAACTGCGCCAACTGGGTGAGGTCCGGCGGGTCGACGTCGCTGGGTTCCAAGGTGGGCAGCTTCTCCGGCCGGATCCCATTGAGGGCGAACAACTGCGGGATGGCCTTGCGGTTGATCGGGTCGGCGATGGCCTTCGCGATACCGTTCACCCCGGTGCGGAAGATGCCCGACTTGTCGGTGTGCAGGGCGTAGGAGCCGCCGTTGTTCTCGTGCCCGGTCATGATGAAGTCGGCCATCACCGACATCAGCATCCGGGTCTCGTACCGCTCGATGATCCCGTCGATGTTGAACTGGCGGGAGCCGCCGGAGGCCAGCAGCTTGAAGTCGTACTGCAGGTGTCCATCGTCGTCGTAGGCCATCGGCCACACCAGGCCGTCCTGCTCGTTGCGCCGCACCGCGGTGACGGCCTGCTTCACCGCCTGCAGCATCTTGGCCTCGTCGCTGCCCGGTCGCGGGTTGAGCACGTTGGGCGGCACGTAGGCGACCGGCAGGCCAGCCAGGTCGCGCTCGGCGCCGACCGCCTCGATCTCCTCCAAGCGCTTGATCATGAACCAGGGCCGGTAGGCGGTGCGCATCAGGCTCTTGCCCTCTGGCGACCCCTTGTTCAGCTGGGGCCGGAACAGCAGGCACCGCTTCATCGGCAGCACGATGCGCTGGTAGCGGGGGGCGGGCATCTGCACCATGGCCTGCACGTTGCCGACGTCGTCGAACACCCAGCGCAGCATCGAATCCTGGGACCGGGGGGCGAACTTGGCCCAGGTGATCCGGCCGTCGTCGAACTTGGAACGGTTGCGCTGCCCGCCCGCCCACAGCCCCATGCGGCGCTTGAACACCATTTCGTGCAGCGACCAGCCGTACACCAGGCAAGTGCAGGCCTCGGCGACGATGTCGGCGAACCCGACGTCCATGTCGTCCAGGGCCTGCTCCACAAACTCGGCGTTGGCCTTGTCCTGCGGGTCGGTGGAGGCCGGTTGGACCCGCCACTCGATCTGGCGGAGCAACTGGGTGACGGTGTAGATCCAGGCACCCAGCACCGGGGAGTTCTCGCTCATCTCCCGGTACACCTTGATGGCCTGCCGGCCGCGCAGCTGCGGCAGGAACTCGTCCTGGATGTAGCCGCCGGAACGCTTCAGCCCGGTGCGACCGACTTCCAGCTGCGGAGGGAAGTTCTTGATCTCGTCGCCGAGGTCGGCGTCGAGGACCTGGTCGCCCGGGAAGGGTCGAGTCACTTCGGAACACTCCTCATGGCCTGATTGTCACCACGGGTTCACGACGCACTAGACGACCAGACTCATCGGGGCCAATGGCTCCGGCTCCAGTTCGTGCGCAACGTCCTTGGTCGGGTCCGGCACCACGTCGCCCAGGTTCTCGCCCTCGATCTCCTTCTGCAGGTGGCCCAGCGGGTCGGTGCGCTTCACCGTCAAAGGCGAAGCGGCACCCATGTGCCGTTTCGCGGCGTATTCGGCCAGTGCCGCGGCGCACACCGTGTCCGGTAGGTGGTAGTCCTCCTTGCTGGAGTACAAGTCGCCGGTGCGGCAGTACTTGTGCTCGTAGAACGCCGACGGGATGCGCGGGATCCGCCAGGTGCCCTTCTCAATGGCGTTGACGTAGTCGCTCAGCAGCTTGGCCCGCTTGTCGCCGGTCATCGGGAACGGCCGGGCCCGGACGTCGAGGTAGTCGTTGACGACATTGCCGAGGCCGGTCGAGTCGTGCCACACCCCTTTGACGGGCACCCGGTAGTACCGGATCGCCTTGTTGAGGTAACCGATCATCTGCGGATATGGGCGACGGTTCACCCGGAGGTAGTAGACCAGTTGCCGCTTGTCACCGTCCAGACGGGCCACCCAGATGATCGTCTTGTCCTGCTCCTTCGCCCAGTCGGCCCCGGCGATGTAGTCGCCCATCCGGTCCCGCTCGGCGAAGCGATACTCCTCGAAGTCCTTGCTCTCCTTGTGCTCGATGTAGCCCTTGCCCTGCCCGATCGGGTCGTCCGGCTTGAACTTCAGGCTGAACGCCCCCTCCACCGCGTCGGAGTCGAAGGCACGGTTGCCGATGCTGGGCTCGCCCAGGTCGTACTCGATGCGGAACATCTCCGCAGAGACGCTGGCGCGCTTCTCCTCGATGGTGGCCTCGGTCAGCCAACCGTCGACCGGATTACTACTCTCCCGGTAGCACCACTTGTAGACCGGCTGATGGGCCTTCTCCGCCCGCCGCAGGATCTCCGTGAAGGTGCCGTCGCTGTTCTGCCAGGTAGAGGACACCACGGTGAAGGTGTCCACCATGCGGCCCAGGTAGTTCTTCTGCGGCATCGGCTGGCCCAGCGCCGCGTCGTAGACCTCCTTCTCCATCTCGTCGGCCTCGTCACACAGCAGGATCGAGGGGTGCGGCCCCCGGACGTTGCGCTGGGAGGCGGGCAGCGGCCGGATGCGGCCCGAGTTGGTGAGCTTGATCTTGGTGGCGGTCTGGTCGACGGTCATCGAATCGGGGATGCCCTCGTACTCCATCGCCCGGGTCATGTACTCGTGCACGTTGGTGGACTGCGCCAGCGACCCGCCGAGGATGGTGATGTCGGCGCCGTCGACGTAGGCGAACGTGAGCCCGAGCGTGGACATCTGGTAGCTCTTGCCGGCCAGGCCCCGGGAGGCGTGCCACACGGCCCGGCTGATCGGACCCTCGTAGCCGGGCAGCGTGCAGGTGCGGAAGTAGGCGTCGGCGAAGGCGTCGAACGGGGCGCAGTGGTCGGGGCACACCCGGGTGCGGGGGATCGT